CAAGCAGAGATATAATTGCTACTATAACTGTATCTGTCATTTCTGTCTCCTTATTTCACGATTACCTCTCCATAACACTCATACGTAACAGGACTTTTATATTCTTCTGCAGACAATGTAACGTTTCTGTTTGTTCTGAATTGTATATTTCCCGTTCCTACAATTTGCTGTGCAACATTCATTAACATCACTAACCTTTGGTCTCCATCTGGAGTAAATGGGCATCCACGCATAATTAGTCTGTCTTTGTTATCGTGCGATCCATTTTTGTCTGTATAAATCATTCTTACCTGATACCGTTTGTATCCGCTTTTCCGATATTTTAGTTCCCAGTTATTTTCGTTATAAATCTTCCATTCCGTCTCTACACTCATGTCTTCGCTTAACTCTCGGCCCATATTTGCACTCAGTGGTGCATCACCTGCCTGTGACGTCAAATTATCCACAATATCTTTTTTCTCTACAAAGGATGATAGTGCACTCTTTATTTCATTTATTGCATACACTAAATTCTCTTTCGATGCTGTCGCAAGGTTTCCTAAGTTTCCAATGCTTTTCTTAACATTCTTTAACTGTTCATTCAGATTTCCAATGTATTTGCTGTAAAAATACTGCAGACCTGTCCAGCTTAAAAATTTCATTTAACCACCCCCACTTTACATGGTAAACAGCGAATCTATCTCGTTGTTTGTAATACTTTCCACGTTTGCATCCGAGCCTGCCGGACCCTGTGGTCCCATTGGTCCAATGTCCCCTTTCTCACCCTTTAATCCCTGAGGTCCTTGTGGTCCCGTTTCTCCCTTTTCGCCTTTTTCTCCTGCAGGTCCTTGAATCCCCTGTTCACCTTTTGCTCCTGCCGGTCCTGCTGGTCCAGCAGCCCCCTGTAATCCCTGTGGTCCTTGTGGTCCTGTCATACCTGTGGCTCCCGATAAGTCTGTAATGTAGGTATAGGATTCAGCTCCTTTTACGTATAATTTTGCATTGTCAGCATCCTGTACATTTCCGGTGTCAATCATGACAAATTGCCCAGTCTTTACTCCATCGGATGCAAATCCTTTATTCATCGCATCAACGGAAACGAATGTTTTAGCAATTTTAAACGCTTCACCGGCCGGACCCTGTGGACCCTGTAATCCCTGAGGCCCTTGCGCACCTACTGCACCAGCTGGTCCTGCTGGTCCCTGTGCTCCAGCTGCGCCGGTTTCTCCTCTGTCTCCTTTATCTCCCTTAAATTCTCCACTTTTAATTGCTTCATCCAGCGATTTTCCATTATACGTAACATCAGTAGAAACTACTTTGTCAGTTTTCTTTCGAAATGCACCATTTGCCCATTCCTGCATTTTCTCTTTAAATGTTCCAAGTCCTGTTAAATCTAAAAATTTTGCCATGTTCTTCTCTCTCCTTTTCTTTAAAACAATCCATTGATCTCATCTTCTGTGATGATCTCGTTTCCGGCGCCTGCCTCCAGTTCACCGATTTTCTGCTCTACAGTTTTTCCTTCCGCAAGCTGCACGCTTTCCGCCATGCACAGCGGATAATTTCCATTATTCTTTGTGGATAAGGTGTTGACGATTACAACACCACCTTCAATGCTCTGTGCCATCTTTCAAACCTCCTTATTTTACTGTGACTGCTGTAGACCCCAGTCCTGCGTTTACAGACATCCATACGTCATAGCTCTGCTTATATCCGGATGCGTTGGTAAACTCCAATGTCTGCGCTTTTGTAAATCCGCCGTCAAATCCACCGACATTAAAAGTCGGAGTTCCAAATGATGTAGGGATTGCATACACGATCTTCTCACCTGCTCCGGCATTTACTGTAAAACTGCGTCCTCTGCCGCCTGCAAGCGCAGAACCCTCTAACGCAAGGATATCCGCATTTGCGAGTGATGCTTTGTTAGTCTTGCCCCAGTATACTTTTGGCTGGAATGCGATTGTCACGGTTCTGGATACAGACGCATCTCTTTCATCTGTAACAGTAAGAACGATATTCGTATTTGCTTTCACTGTCTTTCCTGTGTATGATTTCTTACGGATGCTCTTATCCAGATTTTCGGCAGCTTCGCTTGCAAACTGGATTTTCTGGGTCTTAGGTTCTTTATTTAAAGTCCATGTTACATCAGATGCAGTTACTGTCGCGCCGATTTCATTGCTGCTGTTTGTAGCTGTCAGGCTGTTAATTGCAATCTTGGTATATGCCAGATCGTCAATCTTCTGCTTGTACTCATCTGTAAAATCATTGGCAGATAACCCTTTTCCCTCCTCTTTTCTTACGTATCTTGCATCGTTTTTCTGTACCAGGTGTGCAAGTCCATCCTGATCCAGGTACTTCTTTTCTGCAGCGATCACTGCTGCTTCTGTTGCTTTTTTTCTTGGCATTTTCACTCTGCTCCTTTCATAATCTCGTCAATCTCCGAATTGGTGATCGACTCTATCTCCACAGTCCCGCCGCTGTTTGGCAGATTTACGGAGCTGATTGTATCCTTACCAGACAAAAGCTGCAGTTGATTCCCCTCTAACTGCAGCCCGTCTCCTTTTTGCTTTAACCGCTCCACGATCTGTTCCAGTGCATGTTTATCCGCTGGGGCCTCATAATCTTCTGGCTTTTTTCGTGCTTTTACACTTAACCGAATTTCAAATATGGTCTTTCCTTCTCCCGGAATAGTCTTATATACATATGCCTGGATTGTTCCACTTCTTTTCAGTAATTCATTTGGAATGTCGACTGTGATGTCACCGTCTTCCACTTTCCCAAGTACCACCAATGCACCATTCGTACATTTGTCAGTGAAATGTACTTGTATTTGTTCTTCTTCTACTTCCATTCCGCAGATCTGTAAAACCTGTCCGTAATCCCATTGTGTAAGTTTTCCATCGATATCCACACGCCTGGAGCATTCATCAAATACTGCAATTATCATTCTTATGCACCTCCTCCAAGCGAATCGATATCCGAATTCGGAATCCCCTCTATCCCTGTTACTTCTCCGGAATCACCCCGGGGAATTTCGAAATCAAATACCGCCTCTGTTTCTGTACCCGAATTTTCAACAGACGCCTCTGTTCCTGCCTCCCCGGTCGTAGTAGTTCCGATCCGTATTGTTGCTGCTTTTCCTGCCGGTCCTTCCGGACCCTGAATACGTCCTACATTTTTCCACTGGCCAGATACGTTGTCCCATACATATAGATTTCCATCTACCAGATAGGATTCGCCCGCATTTCCTGTTGGATGTTCTCTGTTCAATTCCTCTTCTGTTTTATAGGAACCCAGTATAGTAACACCCGTTCCATCTTTCCCTGGATCCCCCTGAATCCCTTTTTCTCCTCTTGGACCAGGATCCCCTTTCTCTCCTTTAGCCCCTGTTGCACCGGATAAATCTACCATGTACTCATATCCAGTTGCGCCCTTTCTATAAACCTTGGCATTATCTGCATCATCCGGGTTACCGGTACTTATCATCACAATCGCATTTTCCGGAAGACCATCGGTTTCAAATCCTGCATTCATCTGTCCTACAGAGGCATAAATCTTTTGCACGTTTAAAGCAATGCTTCCACTTTCTATGGTTCCTGACTGCAGAGAATCAATTTCAATCGTTGTAATTTCAATCGGATCATACTTCTCCAAACGATTTAGTATATCTACGAGCGCCTGATATTCATTAGTTGACTGTATTTCGGATACAGCCACTAAGTTTTCTCTGACCTCCATCTTCACTTTGAATGATGTGACAGCATTGCTACCATCAATCAAATGTAGCTGGCATTCCGTATTTCCCACTTCTGCAACCATTTGCTGCGTCAAACTGAACAGGACGCAATAATTGCTTATCACGGTTCCTTCTGTGTAAGTTTCTGATCCGCTTGGTTTCTTACAATAAATCCTGGCCTTACTGATTGTCTTTGCCATTCCGGAAATCATACAGCGCAGAAGTCTGCCCGAATCGTACTGTACTGCATAGATTGTTTGCATAATTCCCGGGTTTCTCACGTCAATGTATAAAGTTGTCGTTGTTTCCATATCACACCTTCTTTCTTATCCTGGTATCCACCTAACGAGGTAAACGTCTCCCGGCAACACACCTCCACCGCTTTTGTATCGCAGCACACAGTCCCACGGATAGTTATAGTATCCGGTTGTCCAAATTTCCTCTCCTGTCTGATCACCAGTCTGGCCGCCGGTTGTTCCGCCAAATTCATTTTGGCTGGCCTGCACAACCTGTCCATTTCCAATTCCCATTGCAGTATGGTTTACGATGTTCAGAAGGATATCCCCTCTTTGTACACCGGATCCTGTTGCCAGATTTATCTGCCCTGTCACATCCGTAAAACCGCAATTCAAAAATATTTCCCGCATATTGCCGGTGTAGGTTGCCCCATTGCTTTTTACCGGAACCCCGGCATTTTCCCACGCCTGAATCAATAACGAGGAGCAATCGTAATCCGGTCCCCAGCGGTTTGTCTGATCATATCCGTGACTGTTATCATTTGCGATTTGAATCGCCCAGTTTACCGCAGCTTCTATTTTTTCAGATCCTCCTGCATATTGACTCAGGTAGTTGTACCAATATCTTGCCTGCTGCCGCCTCTCGGCTTCCACTTCTACGCCTGCACGTTCAAAGTTTTTCAAAAATGCAGATGCCAGATATTCCGGTGATTCTCCGCTGACCTTAAACTGATCGAACGACAGCGGATATGCATCGGTTGCAATCCACTGACCAAAAGAAACTGTAACAGAATCTATCCATGTAAGCTGACCGTTTGGATCCGTAATTCCATATCCGTTCGCACCTGCCCAATTTGTATAATTTGTTGCCGGTGTCCACTGTACCAGTCCAAAACCTCCACTATAGTTTCCCTCCTGCAGGCTTTGCCAGATTCCGGGATTGATGTTCGATTCACTTTGCATGTTGCCGCATATCCCAGCAATAGCATTCAGCGACCATCCTCTTTGTTCGAAAAAGCTTAGTACTTCTCGTGCGTTTCCTTGCATCTGTTCTGTTGTCAGATAAAAATTTCCTATCGTCCATGACATCAGAAATCACCTTCTTTCGTAATTCCACCTACAAGAAATCCTTTTTCAAACCTTAGATTTGTCCCATTCGAAAAAACTGCCGTTCCAGTCTTACCATAAGCTCCGGGTCCAACGTTTTCCGCATCTAACAAAATCGCATCCTTCGTGATCCTTAGTAAGCTTTTGCTGTCTTCTTTGTTTCCATCGGTGAATAACAGTGCATTTCCAACATACGTCATACAAAGAACGCCCTCATCCTTTTTGTTTGAAAATAATATTGTTCCGTCCTTTATTGTCACACGCCGATTATCGCTCAAAGAATCGCAGATATATTTCCCTTCTGCGTAAATTCCATCTTTATCCAGTCTGACTATTTCTTTCCCGCTTGCATCCAGCACCCTTGCAACGCCACTATTATTGTCAAATCCTCCGATTTCCAATGTTCCACCTCTGATCCGATCAGCCAGCATTGTTCCTGCTGTGATAAAATCAGCAAAGAATCCCTGTCCTGTTCCAAATGTGGACCAGTCCCAGTCTCTTCCATCTGCAGTTCTTTTACTGGCAATCTCGAACCCCATTGTACCAAGGCACATTGCTCCAAACGTTTCCGACTCCGGATTCAAATCTTCAAATAAAACAGCGCGTACTTTCTGTTTTTGTGCGATGTCGGACTGTGCCCGAAACTGTGCTTTCACTCCGTTTATGATGCCGTTGACCTGTGCTCCTATCACAGTGCCATCCGGTCGGATTGCACTTTCTATCCGATTTGACATACTTGATACATCCGCAATGAAATTATATTGAAAGTCTCCCAACACAACAGATGCAACCTCTTCATTGATGCAATCCCATTCCAGTTCTATGACACGTGCATCTGTTACAATATCCAGTTTGCTGTGACGACAATGTACCGTGTCTCCGATAGAAACTTCTTCCAGTTCCCGGATATCCGCGTACAATTCCGTATCATGCAGCATAACCATATCAGCGGATATCGTAACCTTCGGCTTGTCAATTCCAGCTTCAAACTGTTCCTCGCATTTTTCTTTTAACGCATTGTTTAGTTCTTCCTGTGTATTGCAGATCACGATTCCGTTCTCTTCGTCATCTTCCGCAGCATCGGCCTTCATCTTCACATCTTCAAATGTGATCACTCCGTATTTTATTGTTGGATATTTATCAAGCAGTGGTGAGTCCACCCACGGTTCATTCCCCTCTATCATGTATCCGTTATATGCCTTTGGTACAATCCTTGTAATGACCTCGCTGGTATCAATCTCTTCCTGCAGCCCGTTTTCCGCAATGTTTTTCCCGTATAAAACCTGCACCCCATTATCGATTCCAACTCGGTCATTGACGGTGATCGTATAATTATCAAAAAGAACCTCACCGCCCCATCTGTTCAGGAAGGAGTTCTCCTCTTCTCCGCAGATTGCTTCGATCAGGTTCTTTGTCTGGTAATATGCTGTTGATATTATTCTGATATTAGATTTTCCACTGTACTTTTTATTTGGTGCGGTCATGATGTCCAGTGCCTGCTGCCCGTTTTTTTCCGTTGGACGTATATCCAACAGAAAACAATCATCAATCGCATCCATAAAAACCGGTTCCAGTTCTGCACTCACGCCAGCATCTGATTTTGCTTTCTTTTTGATCCGAAATAACTGTGTTCCATTGAATGACTCCAGTTTTACGACTGCGTCCTCTTCTATCCACTTCCAACGTCCCTCTTCATCGATCGGGTGCTGAATCTCCGCTTTCCAACTTCCGTTTAGTATTGCTTTTACAGAAGCGCTCTCCGGAAGTAATGGCATATCACCGTTATGTTCATAATCCGTATTTTCTGGTTTATAAAGTTCTATCCTTATAAGCACCTCCAGTTCGGAATCACTTTCAGATCAAATCCTCTTGAGATATACACGGTATTCTCTCCCGGTAAAAGATGTAGTTCTGCATAATCTCCATACACAGATGTGTTCATCAATTTTCCATCTTTTCTGTATGCCATCAGCCTGTCTGTATCAATCACCAGATTCTGGCCAACATTCGCTTTCATTTGACTTCCGTTTACCTGCAGGATGCACTCACCTTCACCTGTGATCAAATAGACTGGTCTTGATCTGTCATATGGATTGTAAAACACCTCTTCCGGTGTATATTCTGCTTTTCCATCTGTTCGATATCGGTATCCCTCACACGTAAATTCTACATCAAACTCTCCGACCTCTTTTACTTGCCGTTCTGCTGCATTGATCTTAGTATGTTTTACGTGATAGAAATACTCCAATTCATCGCTTAAAATCAGTTCTGTATCATCTTTTCTCATAAGCCATCTTCTCGCAGCCCGAAATCGTTCCTGCCATCTTTGAGGATTTTCTGCAAATGTAAATGGAACTGTGATTGTAATGTCGCTCACAGTTCCATCTTCTTTGAATATGCTCCCATCTCTTCCCGGTATGTTCAATTCCGTATAGTTATACTCTGCCGAAGGGATAGACGGTCTTTCTCGTACAAGTATTCCTATTTCTGTATTTGTATGGCCGTTTCTGATAATTTCATACATTTACCGTCTCCCCTTTCCTCTTTTTGTGTGATGTACTTGAGATGTAAATCCTTTTTTGGCTGTTTCTACAATATAAGAATCAAGCTTTTGATTTCCAATTTGCACACCGACATTATTGTTCAAAACAATGTTAGTCTGTGTAGCACTTGCCAGAGCTGGAGTTCCTCCGTACATACTCTCACTCATCGTCTTGGCAACTCTTTTTACCGCATTGGAAACCTTGTACACATTCTCATTGATTCCTTTTACCATTCCATCGATAAAATCCGGCATCCATGTTTCATAATCTCTCAAAGGTCCTTCATCCGGTCTTGAAAAGTGTAAAAAGGATCGAATCTTATCTCCGATTCCTTTCACTGCATCCACAATCCCGCGGACTCCGGATAATATCCCTTCTTTCAATCCATTGATAAAATCCGCTCCCCATTCCCAGGCATTATCGATCCACCCGGAAATTGTGGATCCAATTTTTTCGAAAATATCACTTACAATTTTCGGAAGTTCCCGGATTGCATTTTTAATTCCATCTCGTAATGCTTCAAACCCACTGATCGCAGTTTCTTTTACCAGAGATACCAATGTGGATACCACATTTTTAATTTCATTCCAAATATTTGATGTAATCTCCTTGATGGAATCCCAAATATTCGCAACTGCATTTTTGATATTATTTAAAATATTCTCCAGATCCGATTTTAATTTTTCAAAATCTCCAGTCACCAGATCAATCATCAATAGTACTGGTGCAAGTGTAGCGTTTTTGATGAATTCCCATGCATTTTGTGCAAGTTGCTTAATTCCGTTCCAGATCCCATTTAAATTCTCTTTTAATTTCGTAAAAGAATCTGTAATGGTTGTTACGATTGTTCTTATCGTTGGATTGGCAAGCAATGACGATAACATCTCATTCCATGCATTGGGAATCGTTTCTGTAAAAAATTCTACAATTCCGTCCCATGCTGCAAAAAATCCATCTTTGATTGCCTTTAAAATCCCGTTCACACCATCTCGGAACCATTCGCATTTATTGTATAAAGCAACCAATATCACTATGATTGCCGTTATAGCCGCAATTACAGGATGTGCTGTTATCATTCCAAGCAGTCCGGTCACTGCCGTTTTAATTCCACCGACCAACTTTGTCACAACTCCTCCGATTCCGGACAACTTCGACAGCACTCCCGCCACTGCAGATATTCCGAGTGATATCTGCCCTATTATCATTAAAAGTGGTCCTAATGCTGCCACCAGAATTCCGACTACTACAATCACCTGTTGCACGCCTTCCGGTAGAGCTGAAAATTTATTGACAAGTGCGGTAATAAGTTCTGCTACCTTCTGGACAATTGGTGCCAGCGTATCTCCAATCTGAATCGCTGCAGTTTCCAGAGATCCTTTTAATTCCTCGATTGCTCTTGATCCATCACTCATCTGAGAATTTGCCAGCCTTTGTGCTGCTTCCTGATCATTTGCCGCATTGATATATTTCTGAATCCCTTCAGTCCCGCTATCCATCATCACAGTAGCAGCTCGCATTGCATCGGATCCGAAGATTGTCGATAACGCCGCATCTCTGGATGCCGAATCCAAACCTCCAAGTTTATTCTGCAACTCCTCAGCAATCTCTGAAGCTCCAAGGAGATCCCCATTGGAATCTCTTGTCTGTATTCCAAGCTGTTTAATCATTGTTGCAGCGCTATCTGTTGGTGCCGCCAGCCTCTGGAGCATGGTTTTTAAAGATGTTCCGGCATCGCTTCCCTCGATTCCGGCATCTGCAAAACGAGCCAAAACCGCTGTTGTTTCCTGTATAGACCATCCAGCGTTTTTTGCTCCAGCAGAACACTGTGCCAGTGCCTGTGTGAGAGGTTCTACATCCGTAGAAGATGCAGCTGCTGCCCCGGCCAAAGCGTTTGCCGCTTCTGCAGACTCATTCGCAGACAGACCAAACGCTCCCATTGCCTGTACAACAACATTTGCTGCCTCTCCAAGATCCATCCCGGAAGATGCCGCAAGGTCCATTGTAGTTTTTAATGCCCCTGCTTTAATGTCGGCTTCTGTCAAACCACCTTTTGCCAGTTCTGTGATCGCATTCCCTGCATCTGTTGCGGAAAAGACGGTATCCTGTCCGGTCTGGATTGCAAGCTGTCTTAGATCTTCCATTTCAGACATGGGCTTATCAAGTGCTCCCGCCGCCTGACTCATTGCATCGTTGAAATTATTTGCCATAACAGTGGATGCAACCCCTACACCGGTCAGTGCCCCCGTTACCGGTAGCAAGGATTGTCCCACTCCTTTGACCTTATTTCCAAACTCTCCGGATACCGCAGATACTTTTGCAAGATTCGCACTTGCACTTCCTGTAGTCTCTTTTAGTGATTTCAGTTTCTGTTCTGTCTCAACAATCTCTCTTTGAAGAGAATCGAATCCTTCTGGACTGATCGGCTGTCCAAATTCATCATCTACTTGCTTTTTCTGTGCTTTCAGTTCTTTCAGTTTATCAGACGATTGGTCTACCTCTGTCTGCAGTTTTTTGTACTCTTCCGTATCAATCTGACCACTTTCTTCCATAGACTTCATGCTCTTTTTGAGCTTGTCCATTTTTTCGTTGGTCTTTACAATCTCCTCTTGAATCGGAGTATACGCCTCTTTCCAAGCATCATAATTTCCGGCGGTTTTTGCTGCCTGTTCGCTTGCCTGTTTTAAAGTTTCCAGCCTGTTTTTTGTTTCACTGATCGACTGTTGCAGCAACTTCTGCTTCTGATTCAGCAATTCCGTATTCGTGGGATCCAGCTTCAGCAATTTATTGACATCTTTTAATGACTGTTCTACACCGTATAGTTTTTTGTCAACACCGGACAGTGCCTTTTCCAAGTTGGAAGTATCGCCACCAATCTCTATGGTAATTCCTTTTATTCTGCTCCCTGCCCTTACATCCCTCCTTTACAGTGCATCAATATCCTCCTGTGTTGCAATTTTCGGATAATCATACTCATCATTCTTCATTTCGATAAACATATCGTTGATCATTCCAATGCTTAACAGGTCTAAATCAGAAATAGAAATACCGCATTGTGCACATCGAAGCATAAACAATGCGGTATTGACCTCACGGTCTATTTCCCTCTCTTTTTTTTTGGAACTGACATCTGTTTATTTTCTGATTTCCACATTTCCATGATTTCCGGCAGAATCTCATAGATATCAAATGTCTCGAACTGATCCAACCACTCGTTGATATCGTCCGGCTGGTCAGGATCGCCATGTTTATGCATCAGAAACGCAATGTTTTCAAACATTTCCAGTGATTCGATCGGGATTCCGCTTTCAAACTTACTTTCATCAAATTCTGTACCTTCTTTTGCGCATTTTTTCTGCATCTCGTCTTTGAGTTTTTCCTGGATCTTGATCTGCTTTTCAATTTTCTGCATATCTACAAAAATATCTCTCCCAAATTTCAGTCGATAAATCCGGGGGATTGCGGCAGAACTTTTGAATTTATATTCTGTTCCATTGATTGTGATCGTCTTTCTCATCCTGTTCTCCTTTTATGCTGCAACTTCCTGATCTGGAATGTACACCTTATCAAACCATTTTTCGTATAAGTCATCTGTTGTATCTGCTGTTGTCTTTGCCCGAACTGCCATTTTCTTAGCTGTTCCAAGTTGTACAGCGGATGCAGAAACTGTGACAGTGTCAGTTGTAGGTTCAATCGCGTCCTCTGTTGTGCTGGATTCTGTTGTAGGACGTGTAGAGGTACAGCAATAGAACCAGAACCGTGTTCCCCTCACATCTCCGTCAATTTCAAATCCCAGCGCAAACCGTTTTACTTTTGCAGTCGCTTCCTCCAGCATGACTTTGTTCTTGTCAATGTATTCGCTCAAAATCTTTTCCCGGAACTCATCCGTGATCAGCGCCATTTCCCAGTCTCCCTCATATCCGCTATTGGAAGAAGAAACATAATACTTGATTCCATCCGCATAAAACGGTGTCAGTTCTCCCTGTGCTTCCAGTGAAAGCGATACGGATCCAGGTACCGCAAACGGTGTATCAAATGTAATTTCTCCCGTGTCACTTTCCTGCAAAAGCGCAACATGCGCATTATGGATATTGAATTTGACTTTATCCTTTTTTGTTGCCTGTCTTTCTTTCCTTACTTAGCCCTCCACTTCATATAATACTTCATACATATTTTCTGATTTAATATACTGTTCACTTTTCTGCCAGAAGAGATCTGCTGCATCAAGTGCCGCTTCTACACGTTCTTCCAGTTCAAAGTCCTTTTCATCTGTGTACAGTTCAATATCAACTTTGTTTGATTTAAAATATACCTTCCCATCTGCGGAAAAATTTCTCGTTTCCGGAATCAACCAGCAAATAAAAGGAGGATTCACTGCCTCACGTTCTTCGAAATGATGATACCGATATTCAATTTCCAGTACATCCAGAATTGCTTCTATCCTCTCCCTTGTCATAAATATCGTTCTATCCTTTCCTGTAAAATTTCCTTTGCGTGCTTTTCTGCAATTTTGATATGCGGGATCCCGTCCACTCTTCCACCATTCCTCTTTGCGTGTCCTTTTTCCAGCAAATGTGTAATTCGGTATTCCGGCTTTTTGGAATATACCACCATATCATAGCGGTGCCTTCCACTCAAATTTTTGTCTCGTTTATAGCTCCAGTGCTTTGCATATTCACCGGTATCTCCTTCCGGTGATATGGAACGTAATTCCGCAGCTGTCTGCTTCGCCGTCTCTTTCACTGCCTTTTCCACGGCTTCCTGTACATCCTCACGATACGCATCTAACTCCTGCATGACTTCGATTGCTAACTGATCAATATTAATTTTCGGCATTGTCTCTCACATCCTCATAAGTCGTTACTACCCTTTCCAGAGAAAGCAATAAACAGGGTGGCGTTTCATCGTATTTATTCTGGATCTGTATGATCTTGTACTGCTTTTCTCTGATTATGCAGATGTCCATCGTAGAAATGTCTTCTACCGGCAAAATTGCAACTACTTCGTCAATCTGATTGGATAATACCTTTGCCTCATAAAACCGTTTGATTCCTACTGTCCGAAACCCAAACCGGATTCCACAATGCTTTGTTTCTACAATTTTTCGCCCTTTCACGCTGCAGATATCCAACATTCCGTCATTAAATGTGACAAATTTTGTATCTTTACGTCTTGGCATCACAACCACCTGCTTTCCTCTGAAAACTGCGCATCTGCAGGGATATGATTTCTGATTTATAATTTTGAATAAACTCATCTACCTGACCGGCTCTTGCATACATGCAGTAATTTAAGAGTAGCTCTTTTTCTTGTGTTTCGCTTTCAAAATCACAAAATCCTATTTTGCCCTCAAGGTACGCTTTTCCTCTCTCTACGATACCAGAGAGCTTTTTACGCTCCCTGATATCCATATCCCATGTAATATCCAGAAAATTCTTCACATCTTCTAACAGATCGCTCATGATTATGCCTCATTCTTTGTTACAGTCACCTGATATGTCTTGGTTGTCTTTCCATCTGTCACTTTTGCTTTTACTACATTTCCTGCGCCGGAAGCCCATGTAACTCTGCTGCCGTTTGCAATCGGTTTGTCATTGTATGTCAATTCCAGTTCTGCAGTGCTGTCTGCGATTACCGCCTGCACCGTGTTTGATGCGTCTGTTGTTGTCAGGGTGTATGTCAATTCTCCTTCTGTAAATTCTGGTGTCAGCGTGTGTCCACCCACCTTAAAATCTGCAAGATTTGCATTTTCCACATTTTCTACACTTGGAACAACTTCCACTTCATAATGCGCTGGCTGTAGATCACTGATGTTCAAAAGCATGAAGGCATTATCATCTACTGCAAATCCATGACCATACATTTTGATCAGGTAAACCCTCTCATCTTCCAGGAATCTGTAATCATCTGAATACAAGATTCTTCCGTTATTTTCGATTCCAGCTCCCATGAGGTAAAGCTTTGCCATACCAAATACAGCCTTTCCGACTCCTACCGCCGGAGACTGGATCACATCGATTGGGAATGGCAGTGTACTTACATATCCACCGCCCGGCGCCGGTCTCTGTGTTGCCGGCAGGACTTTACTGAAATAATCTGACGGATTTACCACCAGAATCAGTGTGTCTACGGTTCTTGCCTGTCCTTTTTCATTGATTGCCAGAACAGATGCCAATTTTCCAAGCTGCACATCATTAAACTTTGTAACCTTTACTGCTTTTTTATCTGGATATACTCCACCCTTGATCGTAACAGAGTCTCCCACCTGTTTTGTCATACCGATTGGCATGTCTTTTCCAGTTCCATTGATGATACCGTCTTCCAATCCATTTGCAAGCGCTTCATACAGAACCTGTCTCACATAAGCATCCAACCATTCTGGCCCCAGATCCAACATTGCTTTACACACCGGAAGAAATGCGGACAGTTTACTCAGTGTCACATCTACCTCTTTAAATCCGGATGTCAGCTCCTGGATGATCTCTGCGCAAAGTTTTCCCCATGCTGCTTTCTGATATCCATTCGTATTCATCATCATTCGTGTCAACCCTGTTACGGATGTAAACTGGATTTTGGACAACAGCGGATGATCTGTTTTCAAATCTTCGAATACTTTGTCAATTACGGTATATGGCATTACCACATCCAGATTTTCTACTGCCTGTTTCGGATTCGGTGCTTTCATGGCTTCTGCCAGTTTCTGATAATATTCTTTTTCTTTGGATGTCAGCTGTCTTACGCCGCGCTCAGACAGAATTCTCTGATCTGCTTCTTCTACGATTCCCCGTGCCTGTTCTATGACACTTTCCTGAATCTTATCGCACAGCTCCACAAACGCTGCCTGGAACTGCTCTGCATCTCCGGCTGTGATTGCCTCATTCATCTTCTGTACGATTGCTGTTTTTTCCATTTCTAATACATCTAAATTTTTCCTTAAATCATGCCTCCTCTAAAAAGATTTAATACATTGTTTTTTCTTGGTTTCTTGTCTTCCTGTGGTTTCTGCATTGCTGCAATCTGCTGCCGGAAGCTCTCCTGACTATTTAACTGTCTTTGCATATCGGACAGCTTCTCCAGAATCTCTTCTGTATTGACCGGTTCTGCTGTCTTTCCCATGATCTCATCAATGAGTCCATATTCCAGCGCCTTTTCCGGAGTGAGGTAAGTCTCATTTTCCATTAACTCAATCAACTCACTTTCCTCAATCTTCGCCCTTTCCAGAAAAACTTGCCGGTTTGCTTCCATCATGTCATCCAGATCATCGGCATATTTTCTCAGTTGTGTTGCATTGCCCGAGCAATACATCCACATATTGTGTATCAGTGCCGTTGTACCTAAACACATTTTTCTTGTGTCACACGCCTGTAGAATCAAAAACGCAACACTGTGTGCTACACCATCCACAATCCCGACTTTCTGGTTTTGTTTTTGCTTCAGTAAATTGTAAATAGCAACGCCCTCTTTTACGGATCCACCATTTGAGTTGATATGCAGCTCAATTGTCTGTCCTTCTGGAATTTCACTCAGTTTCTCTGCAAAATATTTCGCGGAAGTCTCCGAGTCCTTATATTCCCATGCGTTCCAGTCAAATTCTCCATATTCTGTCACATCATCATAAATGTACAGAAGTGTTTTGTTCTCTGCCTGAACAGGCTGCATTCTCCAGTTTGTTATGTTTTTCCTTGTCTCACCTCTTTCCTGGTTTGATTTATAAAAAGAGCACCTACCATTTCTGATAGATGCTCTGATTACTGTATCTAATTTTTACAACATTTCCTGTATTTCCCTCAATTTATTTTGAGCCTTATAAGCCATATCCAGGATCATATTGGCTTTTACGCCTGCGTGTTTATAATACTCTCCATCAATCTTCCATATATCTTCTTTCCCATTTATGTCTTGTTCGAAATATTCCTGATCCAAATCATTGCTCAATACATAAATTCTCTCAAGTATTATTTCTGCTTCACTTACAACATTACTAATTTTGATGTTTAATTCATTCATCTTATGCTCTCTCCTTCTGATTCTCTCAACATTTGCGCATACAAAAAGCCATTTCTAAATTCAAAATCTGATATAGCATTTATATATTCATCGAGAGCTCTTGAAAGATTACTTTCCGCTTTTCCTACTTCATCTGGGACCATCCAGTTAACATTCTCCATATAATCGCTACGAATCTGTTCAAGTTCCTGTTCTGTATATTTTTTCATCTCACAGCACCTCCGCGTCAAGAAACATTCCTATTTGTTCATATTCTGGTCTTTTTGCAAAATTTGCAATCACTTTTATACCATATTGTTCGCAAATGAGTTTTGTATTTTCTGCAATTTCTTTCGGTGCCGACTGATTATTTTTCATGATTGTTGCAAGTGAATTGATCAATCGAGCAACTTCTCCCGGTTTATCTGTTATCGGTATTTGTGTTACCTGATGTTCCATCTCATAAAAGCGTTTTACATATCTGGCAGTAAATAAAACGCCCTTTTCTCCAGTAGATTTATTTGCCAAAAAATCACAACCTAATTTTGTGACTTCATAACACTTATTTTCTTTTCCGCTGATGTCTCGATATGTGGATGGAATAAAATAATCACTCACAGCCATTTGGCTCTCAGTCATAATCTGTATGTATCCCTTCCTATCTTTTCTTCCATCCAGTTTTCTCAAAATATCATTATGTGATATTTCCATCATATCTGCTACTTCCATTGTGGTAATTGTTGATTTCATTAAATCATTCATAATAATAAAAACTCCTTTCAAATTCGTTCTTGAAAGAAGCTTCATTCTGCATTATAATATTTACAGAAGGAAACTTCTTTGTGTGAACAACCGTTGATACTGTGGTAGGTGCGACGGTTGTTTTATTTTTTGTCCAATTCAGCTTGTACTAAATCAATTCCATGATTTATAACATCCGTCTTGCTTACCTCCATTTTGTCTGCGCAATATTGAAGCTTTTCAGCTTCCTGTGGTGTCAGACGTATTTCAAGACGCTCTGTCTTTTTATTCGCTGTTGGACGTCCTGTTCTTGGGGACATTATCTTCACCTCACTTTCGCCCGTACATAAGTTATAACATATGTACGTACAAAAGTAAAGAGGTTTTTAAAATTTTTCCACCCTACCTTATGGAATTAAAATAAGACACAGCATTTCGCCATGTCTTTCGGTGCTTTCCGGGGAGATCAGGAACATACCCTGAAAGGACTCCTCCCCTATTTTCAATTTTCTTCATTTTTCACACGCTCCCCTGCCAAATCAGAAAGCAGGTCTTGAATCTTACTATAATTTTTCGTCATAAAGTGCTGGTTTGCCCAGTCTTCTTCAATTCTCGGTTTTCCGAGCACTTCCAAAATATCATTGATCGTGAATGCTCCGCTTGAGATCAGCTTGTCTACTGGAGTTGCAATATCAAAAATATCAATATGCTTGACTGCCAGAGTCTCTATCTTCACATAATTTCCTGCTTTAAATCCTTTGTATCCATTTCTCTTTCGGTTGATCTCCTGCTGCAGCATCTTAATGAGCGGATCTATCACAAAGGTCAGAAGTTCATCAATCGCTTTCCCTGTATCCTGTACATCTCCTTTGGCCAGACTCGGCGGGAAAGAAAATGCTCTTGCTGTAAATTCAAAGATGTCATCAGCTAGAGACTTGATATCTCGTGTTGACTCTGTAGAATACGTCTTTCCGCTTTCTGAAATATCCTGATATTCGTATCCGTCAAATAATGGCAACACCGCACTGTCGCTTTCAAAGAAGTTCTTAAAATGCGTGCTCATCAACTCCTGGAATGTTTCATCGAAATTCTCACTTTCCTGTGCAATTGCTCCAATATTCAGGATTCCTTTTTTTCCTCTTGATTTTTTATAGGCATCCTGCGCATATATCAGTAATTTTGAATACGTTTCATACATCCCATTTGTGAGATTCCTCATATTCTCTGAATTTAATTCAAAAAACATGACTTCCGACATTTCCCGTGTTTCAGGCAATTCGTAACCGTCAAATGTGATCCCGCTGAATCTGTACTCCTTCAATGCCAGTACCTCTTTGCTGTAACTGTCTGCCACATAAATGTGATTGTTTACTTCTACCACAAGGCATTCATTGTTCCGGTACAGCTTGCCAATCAGCTTATTCATGAATGATGTTGCATTCTGATTCTGATTTGGTTCGTAATTCCAAAGATAATACTCCTGTCCTTTTACCTCTTTCTTCTTGATATACGTTTTAAATTCACATTTGCTGATGGCATTTGCAATTTTATTGACACAAGTCCAGAAAGCCAGCTCTCTCAGATACACTTCGTACATAGCACTCTGCACATCTTTATCTTTCATAATGTCATCCACTGTAATCCTTGTGGTACTGCTGCCTCCAAGTTTTTTGATCAACCAGTCTTTAATACTTAATTTCCTACATTCACCCCCTTAATAATTATAAACCTGTATTTTCGGTGTTGGTTTTGCCCGTTTCTGCGGCAGCACGTTTTCCACAGTCATCGCCGCTACAAATGCCATAAATGGGTCTGTTTTTCTGCTTTTTCCTTCTATTTTTCCATATACATAATTTCCCATATCGGCATCATCCTCTTTTCCTGGTTTTCTTCCATGCCTGATTAGTTTTGCATTATTGGTGGCCCACCTTAATTCTGGAGCATCTCCCCACCGTAACCATTTATTTACAAAGCAGCTATCAATCAGAGGTGCCACTTTCATAATGTCTGATGGCCGGATCAGCTTCAGATTCTTATTTACTTTCATATCAAAACCTATTTCCTGCAGATATTTCCCGATCAATGCGAAACGAAAATCATCCAAGGCCAAAGCTTTGATATTGTAGGTGCGTTTTGCTTCCTGTATATAATTTGTAAGCAATGACGGATGTATTTCCACGTCATCTACAAGCGTCAATCTTCCGGAATCCGCCCACTCTTTCCATGGAGCCTTTATCCTCGGAATGTCTTTCGAATTTAGGCACATCCATGAATGGCTGATGTCAAACCGTTCATCTCCATCTCGGAAATGAAGATCTACGGAAGCCCAATCTGTTAATTTTGTATAATCAATTCCACAAACACAGCTCCATCTTTCCAGATCCGGCAGTAAGATATTGGTCGCTTTGATATTATCCCACTCCGTCACACTCATTTCTTCTGCATTTTCTGGAATATTCATTCGCTTTGTCATGAATGCCGGAAGTCTTCTCGGATTTTTCTTCCATTCCCGGTATTCTTTTCTGATCTCTTCCATAAGACTTGGCAGGTATGGTAACGATGGATTTGCCATCGGCCAGTTTTCTTCCTGATCCACATCTTCCTTTTTATTCAGTTTACAGATAAATGGTAACAACCCATTATCCGGTTCGCCACCCCGTAATATCTGTTCGGATGTTTCCAGTAGATCATCCAGCGGTCCTTCCCGCACGTCACCATTTGTCGTGTAATAAGAACGCCTTGGATGTTTCTTCTTACCAAGTCCTGTTGTAAAGACGTTTATATTCTTATAGTCTTCATATTGATGGATCTCATTAAAAATACAGATTCCAGAACGAAGACCGTCTTTTCCTTTCGGACTGTTTGTTCTTCCCTTCATAATAGACTTTGTTTTCAAGCATAAAACCTGTTCTTTCGTCCATCGGAAGAATTTCTTTAATTTCTTTATCACAGACGGTCGTTCAAATGCGTTTATCACGTCATGGACTGGACGCATTGCCTGGTCCTCATTATTGGCGCAGATATCTACATCGTACTCTCTGATTCCATTATGCGGGGACATTAAACACACTGATTCGAGCGCAATTGTACCATCTTTTCCCGCTCCTCTCCCCAACATACAGAATAAATCCGGCCATCTTGGAAGCCCGGATTCTCTCCAATATGTGCAATCGTGCAGTCCGATCACAAACTTCTGCCAGGGAAATATTTCTTCAAACGGGAAGTATTTTGACATCCCGATATATTTCTCCAACTGATCACAATCTATATAAATATCTTCATGCTCAAAACACCATTTTACATGCGCGACAAGCAGCTCCTGCTCTTCGCATACTGCATAGATCTTTTTCTCAACTATATCAATCCATTCCTGAATATATGGATGTATGTTACAGCTCATCTTCATCATCTCCCGAATCATCGCCAACCGGCTTAATTCCTAGGCTGTCCAGTATTTTAAGCATTTGAGCATTGACCTTAATTCTTTGATCTATCGAGTCATTTTTCTTTTGCCCTTTTTGACCTCCTCCATTATTATATTCAACGATAGCGCCTCTCTTTTTAATGTCTGCGATCAGTTCGTTCTCCAGGTCCCAGAAGTCCATATATTTATCGACCAAGTCGATGTAATATTTCCCTGTGGTTCCATTCCGGGCCAGCTGATCAAGAAGGTCCTCTTTAATTTCCACTCGCAATAATTCTTTTCTTGTTTTTCTCGCCCTTATACCACCCCCTCCGTCACGCGCGCACGAGAAATTTCTTTTGTCGGGAGCACCCACCGGTCTCTACGTGGCAAATTAAAACCCGATTTTTTTCGACCGGGGGTATCCTGACAATTTGATTCTTCTTTACCATTTTTCCTCTGTCAGCGGTTCTTTTTTCTTTTGCTTTCGATATCCATGAACCTCTTCATGACAATCATGACACAGACTGATCAGGTTTCTCCGTTTCTCACCTCTGAAGCTGTACCAGATTTCCAATGCTTTATCTGGATGCTTCTTTACATAATTCACATGATGAACCGTCGTTGCCTTTGTATACTTTCCACGTTTCTTACATAACTGACATTCATATTTATCAAGCTTTAACACCTGTTCTCTCAATGCTTTCCACTTGCCCCATGTATAGAATCTGTGGATATTTTCTCTTATACATTTCTTTACAAATGCAATCTCATGTTCTGTCATATTCTCACCTCAATTGCAGGAGAAGGAATCGAACCTTCGACCTTCAGCTAAGGAGACTGACGAGCTTCCACTGCTCTATCCTGCTATATTTGTGCGATGTCGCACAGTGTAGGCTTTTGCCCAGAGCCTTTTATCGTCTTTGCTCAGGACGCAGAAAAGCATCCGGCTTTCGCCAGATGCTCTCTGCTATTTTCCATTATTCACTTCTTCTACAAATTGCTTCATCAGCTTTGTAAGCTGTGTTCCCATCGCAACACCAGATTCTTTGCAGGCTTCCTTGAACTCTTCTGCTACTTTCTTGTTAATCTTATATGTTTTTGGAACTAACCCTGCTTTCTCATCCCACTTATCTTGTGGTCTCTGTTTCCTTTCTTCATTACCGAGCATGCTCATCCCTCACTTTCTTTATGAGGCAATAAACCAGCTTTGCTATTCCTATAGCAATGAAGAATATTCCTAACTTCCACAACATCCTTTACACAAATGAGCTTTCATGTTATATTTATTTTGAAGAAGGGCTTTCGCCCCTCTTAGCTAATTAAATAGCTTGTCGAGAATCATTAAAAGGATTCCAACGAATAAGTCCAGAATCGCACTGACCGCCAATGTCTTTATATCGATTTTGGACTTTTTCTTTTGTTTCTTTTTGCTCATTTGTATCTCACCTCCTTACAACTATATAATACCACATACGTATACGTATGTCAACACTTTTCTCAGAGGTTTTTAATCCGGACAACGGGAATCGAACCCGTGACACACAGCTTATAAGGCTTCTGCTCTAACCGACTGAGCTATGTCCGATCAACATTTATACAAAAAACGCCCTGCATTTTCATGCAAGACGCCCTTTTGTAATTTGTGTGTGGTTTTACTGGTTGTCTTTAGGAGGAAAACTAAAAACACCTTAGCCGTCCAGCTTGTTCCTTTCGGCTTTATACCATATTAGCATTTTAAAACCGTCGTTTCCGTCGTTTTCTCAAATTTTTCTAAATATCTGTTATGTTTGCATCGGCAACTGTCCTCTGTATATGCTTTCCTTTTCTTTGGGAATACTTCATTCATCCTATGTGAGACCTGTACCCAACTTAGATCATCAATATAATAAAATCTGAGAATCATCCGGATTTCGCTTTTTTTAATTTGTCCTATATATTCCTCTACCTGTATCTGTTTCTCCAGAAGATCCGTCTCCAACATCTGCAGCTTTGCAATGCGCTTTTCAAGTAAAAACTCACGTTTTTCATATTCTCTTTGTGGGAAGCCTGTTATTTTCACTGTTCGCAATGGTTTGTTGCCTTTCTTTCCACATGCAACAGAATCTTGCACAGTAATCTTGTTCAGTTGCTCTATTTTCTTTTTATCCTCTGCAATCCTACGTCTCAGATCTTTTATCTCTTCTTTCATGTCTGCATACTCAATCAGTATCTTCTTGTCCACTGGCAACACTCCCTTTCGTATCTACTCCCCATTTTCTTAAGCAGTCTTCCACAGAGTACGCACCTCTTTGCATCCACTTCTTGGCATTCTCTGTTGGTTCATGATCTGCCAGATCGGCAAAGTGATCATCCCGATCCCGTTTCATTTCCTTTGCGCTGCGTCTGTGCTTTAAAGTCACTCTCATACCTCCTTGTACGGTTCTATCTGTTCTTTCGGCATCCACGCTGTCACGACATCGTACATAATTTCCTTATTTGTTCCAAATTCTTTGTCGCAAGCATTGACCGAACCTCCCTCATCGTAAAATCTCCACATGCCCACTCTATCTATGTATCCGTCATACACATTGTATTCTTCCGGATAGTATGTCTTTTCTTCTTTCGGAACCCAGGCCGAATCGTAGTCCGCAATCCATTCGGATGAGTGTACAGTAACTTTTACCATTTTCCCGACTTCCGGCAATTTCTCGCTTACCGGAATCCAACCGTCATTTTTCTTCCCATCTTCATATCCTTGCATATAAAATTTTCTTCGGCTGCATTCTCTGCACTTCGGAACATCGCCCATATGAGAACGGATAATGTCTTTTGCCCAACCAACACTTACATAATCATCACACATTCCGAATGATTCAAACTCTATCGCATGATCTTCAATCTCTTCCAAGATCTTCTCTAGTACGTTCATTCCACATTCTCCTTACCCACATACTTCTCCACAATATCTACTGCACAGGTCAAGCCATAAAGATAGCTTTCCAGCTCTTCTGCTGTTTTGCTTAATCCATGTCTTTTCCTTTCTTCTTTCAGCGTTTCGTAGGCATCATTTTTCATGTTTTCGATTTCTTCCACGATCTTCTCTAATGCGTTCATCGCTCCACCTCCAACAATCCTGCTTTTATAAATACACCTTCCAATAACTCGCTCATTTTATTAGTATCAATGGTAATCGGCTCGCGTGGAAACTCTTCTTGATTTCCGCAGCACGCATACAATTTCGCAATTAAAATATCATACTTTTTCATCGATCCACCTCCAACAGCTCTGGATTATCAAAAATGTTTCCTGCCACTTCCGTCTGGTAACTCCAATAGTTATCAAAATCAACAGTTAATCCATCCCCATTCATAACAAATCTTGCGGCGTCTTCTTCTCATTCACATGTAAAATAACCTTCTTCGTCTGGAAGTTCTACAATATCATTCTCCCAGATTTTCTTGTCGGTCAGTCCTGTGTACTGGCAGAGGGTGTTTATATCAATCTCACAAAAATCAATGCCAACTACATTCCATTTGTCGCATGCTGTGCCTTCATACGGTTTAACGATTATCCCGCCAATAAAATAATGTTTCGGTTCTGGCATTCCATCATCAAATAAATATCCTTCAACCCACCATTCCTCTTTCGGAAGTTCTTTCCAGCTTTTTCTCTTTGCTTTAAAAAGGATTTCTCTATTCATCTTCTTTTCCTCCGTTCTGTCGCATCTGCTCTATGTAAATGTTTGCGGCGCATCTTACAATCTCCGGTTTTAATCCATCGTAATCAGTGCCTTTATAAAAATTCTTGTCGCACGATCTTTTAATCATATACAGGATATCTTCAAATGTTCGTTCTTCCACTTTCCCTCTCCACTTCATTGTCGTATTTCATACACTTTCCATCCTTGTACGCTACGCATCGCTCTTTAATACACGGATTTAATACTGGTCTAACAAAATCGCCGTTGCCAATAAGCATTGCTTTTACCTCTTCTTTTCCCGTTAAATCAGGGCAAAATAAAATCATTCTTTCACTCTCCTGTTCCAAACTTCAATTGCTGTTCTTTCTAAAGCGTAACTACGTGTAGCAATTCCGCATTCTCGGCAATGTACATACGCAAAAATCACTTCTTTTCCTCTCCGTGTTTTCCTCATCCATTAATCTTTTTCTCCTATCGCTTCGCCAACTCCCGAACCAGTTCATCATTCCCTTTTTTCGTAAGGCCTTCATTACATGTGCAATCCGGATATACACATCGGAAACAATCCGGATATTTACAGAGCGGCTTTGAAATTTTCGTTCGATTCATTTCCAGTTTTCTCTTTGTCTCCAGCAGATCCGGTACCTTGACCTGTCTTCTGTTGCCCGCTTCCGCAAACCAGATCAGTCCCGATCTCTCCAGATACGCCCGAAAACAAATCTCATTTTTCTCAATCTGGAACATAACTTTCATGTACACCCACACCTCATGCACATCCATCCCGTCAAATAAAAGTTCCTGTATCCTGGATGCGTATTTCTCGTAACCTTCCACTACTCGATCACTTCCATTTCTCTTATTGAGACTTCATAAGCTGTTCTCTCGCTGTCGCCTTTTACATAAATCCTGCTCTGTATCATTCCCATGGCTCTCACTTTTATTCCGACTGGAAGCCCTGCTGCCAGCCTTGCGTTCGAATACCAGCAAATTGCCGGGAGATAATCACTTTTTCTGTGTTTCCTGTTTACTGCAATTAAAATATCCGTGATTTCTTTTCCGAGTGGTGTCTCTCGATAGAGCGGCTGTTTACAGATATATCCAATCAGATCAATTCTGTTTTGATCCGCTTCACCAGCTTCGCTGATTCCTTTTACAAATACATACAATTTCAAATGATTTCTTTCTCCATCCTTTTCATTGTAAGATCTGTATTCTCCAAAGATTGTAATTCTCCCTCCTACATTATCCCGAATCTCCTGCACTATCTGTTCCGGCACCTGAATCGGTATGACATCCATGTTTCCACTTGTCCGCATGACTTCTATAGTTGATTTATAGATCTTTCTTCTGTCTGGTGAAGTCAATAAATACTCTGGTGTTTCCATAATTTTTCCTGTGATCTTTACTGTGTTGTTTTCCATCTTTTTCTCCTATATTGCATATTCCGCTGATGCCCGTCATGGTATTACTCCATTTCCAGCCCGCTCAGCGCTTTCAAGATTCTTCCATCCATGTTATCTTCATTTGCCGGTGTTTTTACAGTCAATAACATTCCAGTCTCATTTACCCACAGGACGAAATATCCCATTCCCATGGGTCCTGTCGGAAAGTCTTCATACTCACCTGTTTCGGATAGGCTTACCATTTCCAGAATTTGATCTGGTATGTAACTCATCTCTTTTGTCTCTACATTCTGTAACACTGCCATTCCCCTGTATTTGATTTCTGTATCCTCATACCGGTCTCTGGCTGATAACCATTTCTTGTATTCCCACTCATCCCTTACTTTTAGTTCATACTGCTTTTCTCCTTTTTCATAGGCTCTGTATACTTCGCCCTCTTCCGGAAGATCCCCCACAAGTTCAATGACTGCTGCCTTATTCTTGCTTGTAAAGTCCTTCTCATATACAAATAATATCCAATAGGCTCCCTGTATGAAGTACATTTCCTCTTTCTTTCCTACAGTGAGTCCTGCACCTTTCCATGCATCCTTCAATATTCTCTTAAATATGCTCGTCTTAATAAACATGATGCTCCTTTCCTCTCCCAGAGTTATCTGGGAGATAATGTAATGGCTTACGACAGGTTTTGTGACGTACCTGCTGTTGTATCTTCACGGCACTTGGCCGGAGATGCTATAAAAATTGGAATCCTGGATGTCCTTCTTTCTGCTTTTCATTTTGCGGTTCTTTCATCAACTCTTGCTGATCCAGATAATTTTTCTTGCTGATCTTCATCCAGTCTTTCCGTGTGTGTGACTTTTCATATTCCCTCTGTGCGATCTCGCAAAGCAGTTCTCTTGTCTTTCTGCAATTATGTACAGCTTCTTTCCCGCTTTTATGGTGCGGTTCACACAAATACACTTTCAATCCCTCGGCTTCCGATAGAATTCTCATCCCGGATCCAAACAATACATGGTGTTCCTCCGTATACTGCTGCCGATAGTCTCCATACAGATTGGCACAGAGATAGCACACGCCCTTTTCTGTGTTCAAAATACTTTTCGGATGGCTGATTCTCTTTTTCTTCTTTTTCGGCTTAGGAAACGCCATATCACTATAATCAATACTCATAAAGTAATCACTTTCTTTTTCCAGTTGTCCCATCCGCCTTTTGGCCAGGCAAATTCTTTCTTCAGAAGCTGGATGATTTTATCCGGATCCCCGGATTTTAAGATGTCTTCTATGACTTCCCCTTCCTGAACCACCTCTTCTGTGATCTCATGTACCTGTTTTTCTTCTTCCGGAAGATTCATAACCGGAGCATCCGGCATCAGTTCCGGATAATCTTCCACTTCCATCTGTCCTTGAATCTGTTCTTCTGTTTCTTTTGGCTCTTCCAAAGTTTCCTGTGCTTTTGCAGGTTCTGCCTTTTTCTTTAATGGTTCCGTCTTTAAGACTTCCCTCTCTTTCTTTTCTCTCAGCGGCACCTGATAAACTCTTTCATAGGCTTCTGAATCAGAAGTCTTCCTGCCTTCCGGATAAAAGGTCTGTTCAAATGTTTTGGCCAACTCCAGATAGCTCATCTCTTCTGGTTCTCCCCTGCCGTTGTATGGCATGATCCGAATCTGAAATTCACTGAATAGTGCATTTGCAAATTGCATCCGAAACATCCGGAATTTTGTTGGAGCCACAATTCCCATGATCTCCCGGTTGATCGTACTTGCTTCTTTTGGCTCGTCAGCCCATATCCATTTAGCCATTTTTTCAAAGCAGCCTTTTCCCTCTCCTTTGAAAAATTCATACACTAACGTTTCCGTCCAGCTTCCATGGTGTTCTTCTGGTGCGATGTCGCACAGGCTCATCTGCGGCGAATAACGATCTTCTGTTTCCCGGATAACTTCTTTTACTTCCCGGATTTCCCGTACCGTGGCATCTCTTGGTACCACTTCCCGCACTTCTTCCGGCAATGCCAACATTTCAGACAGCTTACTGCTGCCATATCCCCGGTATTTCTCCTGAATTTCCGGGCTGTTCCCATCAATACTGTATGTATCATTGATCTGCATGAACCGAATTGCCCACGTCCTGCTGATATTGAAGGTTTCCTTTGCAAACTCAAAAACATCTGCATACCCCTTCTCTTTATAAAACTCTGCATCTCTGGTCTTTTTTAAGAGATACCCGACTTTAATGTATCCCTCTGCTATATGTTCCAGTTCTTTTCGTAATGCAATTTCTACTCCCTGCAGTGTACTGATTGTCTGTAATTCTTCCATCTATCCAGCTTTCCTTTCTGTACGTTTCAACTTCTTTCTTTTGAATAGCTCAACAAATTCTTTGACTTCCTCTGTCATGTCTCCGTTATATTTTGCCCGACACTGGATCATCACCCCATTGTTTACCTCCATGGTATAAAACGGTGTCTCCGGATCCTGCTTCTTTCGCAGGAATAGAATCGTTGTCTCTCCTTTTGCCACCCGGTCAATATACGTGGCGACGCAGTGATGCATGGCATTTCCTTCCTGTCGGATTTCATGGATTCGTTTCGGAAGCCTCAATAAAAATTGTTCTGTTTCCATTTCCAGATAACTGTCCCTCTTTCTGTATTGCTCGTACTTTTTGTCTTTTTTATTGTCCAAATCCTCTTTTGCTTTTATTTCTCGTTCTCTGCTCTCTTCAATCAACTCTTCATGACGCTGTTCTAAATTCTTCGGAAATAAGATCCACGACTCTCTCATGTTGTATCCCAGTTCCTCTGCCATCTTCAGATAATCGTGATAGTCCACAGCTCGTCTCTCATCTTCTCCTAACACTTCTTTGATGTACCGTTCCATCTTGTGAATGGTGGTATACCGGATATACCTGGTAAATTTCCTCGGAAACCTTGCAAAAAACTGAACCTGCTGCCATGTTGGATGCAATCCCCTTTCCTGCATTTCATAAGTGGTGTTATATTCCCTCACGCTTGGATTCTTTCCAGCCAACAGCTGGTAGTATTCCCCGTTTAGCCCCAGTATCTTTTTACAAGACCGCTCTTCCTCCTTTAAGTATCCTGTGTTGTACCCCTGCATCTTTTCTTTGACAATTCTGTAAAACCCGCACTTTACCAGTTGTTCAATTCCAGGCATATACCGGTATTCCCCCAGATATTGATCCAAATACATTTTTTCTCGATAGTTCCCATGTTTCACAAAATGCTCCATTGCAGAATACTGAAACGGTGTTCCTTTTAATATCTGCTTGAGATTCCGGTTATAGAGGATTGCTTCATGCTCTACCACTTTTGCATAATATCTCCATCCGTCTCTGCAACACCACCGAACCCAGTCTGTCTGCTTATACTGTTCATATTCAAATTCATGAATCTTTTTTAAATTCCGGTCATACGTGATCCGTATCAGCTCCCAGTACCCGCCATCTCCCTTTTGTCCATTCCTGAATTTCCGATAACACTCAAAATATCGGTATACATACCCCTCTTTTGTTTTCTGCAGGAGTCCTGCATATCCTCTTGCGTGAACATTTCCGCCTTTCTTTCGACTTCGGTAGGTAATGGGATGTCTGCAGGATGGACATTCGCCCTCGTCTCCATAGTGTGGATTCCTGATTTTTACTTCTCTTCCACAATGTGTGCAATACCCTTTTGTTACCTTTCTTCCGGCATCATAAAACAAATACTGTGGAAGGACTTCCCGATCTACAAAATCTTCAAAATCTTTTGGCAGTTCCGGCACCAGTGCCATCTCAGAATCAATTTCGTCAATTTCTTTTCTGCCCTTACTGTAATTTTGCCATCTTGCGATTGCTGCACGTGGTTCTTCCTTTCCGTTGTGACAAAATTCTGAGATCCGTTTTCGGTCCTCTTCTCGTATCCACACTTTTCTGCTACTGTACCAGTACCCTTGTTGTATCTCTTCACATCCTTCCATGTAGCTTAAGTTATCTATTTTTGCAGTTCTCCACTTCTCACACAAATTGTCATAGGTGTAGTACTTGTTTTCTTCCAAAAGGAATAGCCGGTATTCCGGATGTGCTGTGCCAGCCAAGATCATATCCCTTGTAAATACATCGATCTCTAAAACCGTTCCTGTCTTCTTGGCACGATAGAACCAATAATATGTTGCACTCCAGACAGGTGGTCTTCCACATCTTAGTACCTGATGTCCTTGATCTTCCCTGACTGTCTTTCGCATAGTTTCCGTTACTTTTAACTCTGGAAGCTTTAATAACTCTCCTCGTCTCATTTCTCCACCTCCAGATAGTATTCTTCTGCCATGGCAAATACTTCCAGATCCGGCATTTGCACCACTTGCGTCCCGCTTCTTTCTTTGATTCTTTTTTCCGCTTCTTTTCGGATATTCTGCAGGCACTCTTTGAGTGTCCGGTTCTTTCTTCTTATAGCTCTGGCCAGAGCTTCTTTTTCAAAACATCTCATAGACAGATACGAGACGATCTCTCCTGCCGGCATCCCGTCTGTTTCCTCTTTTAGCTCGACCTGCAGCTTTCCAATGGCCGCATTTACTAAATCTACCAGCTCTTCTGATAAATGCTGCTCATACACTTCCCGGATTCCATCCGGAATCCCATTTTCCTCTGCCAGTACTTTTAAATGCTCCAGATCCTGTTCCTCTAATAATCCTTTTGCACACGCATTCAATTCCTCCACAGAATCAAAATTTCCAAATACATCAAACATTCTGTTTTTCCTCCAGTAATCCCTCTAAATTTTCCACGTAATCGTGATGTTTACTAAATCTGACGGTTATTTCATGCCGTTCTGCCAGTTCCTGATACTGCTGCCATAATTCTGGATTCTTGATACCCTTTCCAGATGGCTTTCTCCACTCTGACCGTTTCCACTGCTCCGGTTTTCCGTTTTCAATCATATTCTTGATAAAAATACAGTCTGTATATAAGGTCACATGGCATGCCGTATTTAGTGTTTTTAAGGATTCTACGATTCCAAGCAGTACCAGGCGATAATACGTTGTCTCTTTCTCCGCCCCACATATTCCTTTGACTGCCGGACCTTTCCTTGTCTGATATTCGATTGCAGCCGCCCAGCACCCATCTTTGATACATGGCCCCGTCAGACTTGTCCGTATGTAAATATTCAATGCTTTCATATCAAATTCTCCTGTTCAAACGGATCAGGATGTATCTTCGGTATTTGTATCCTGTTACCGGATTGATTCCTTCATGGTATGTTTCTTTGTCAAGATAATAGCCTTTTGGCGGTTTCGGCTCGTCACTCCATGTTTTTCTTTTATATGTCTTTACTTCCGCAACCGGAATCTTCAGATTTCTGCTGCAGGAGTACCGGCTCTCTTTTAGTTTGTTTTCTTCATCCGGTGTCTTGCTTAAATACTCGGCCAGTTTTCGAAACCCACCCTCGTCATACATCAAATCCATGTGGACTCCACCCTTGTCCCATACCTTTCGCATAATCAAATCTGCATCCGGAATCCGGTTGATGACCAGATGATGATGAACACCACCTCGGCTTCCAATCTCGGTATGCAGCATCCATTTCAGTTCTGCTCCCCGTTTCTTGTATTGTGTCCGTACTTTATTGAGCCACTTCCTGATGTCTTTTGCTGCGTTCTCCATATCTTCTGGCCTGTTCTCCGGCTTATAAGTTAATGTCACCCAGTAGTCATTCTCCTGAAAGTTCAGCTTCATCTTTCTCCAGCACTGCCGTTCTTTATTCCACTGATTCACTTTCCTGATCTGCTCCGGTGTGGCTTTCTTCTTTTTCATTCTCGGCATTCCCGGAGCACCATATCTCCCATTGTGATACTCCATCACTTCTCTGATGTCTCCCAGGTCATAACTCTTTCGTTTATACATCCTGTTTTGCTCCTAAGTTTAATATTCTTATCAAGTGAAAAACGGGAGCTTTTTGCTCTCATTTTCTTTGACATTTTGCCAATACAGGTGTACAATATAAATGAGTTTTTATTTTGTTTGTATTGGCAAAATATCCGGTGCATCTGTTTGCGGCAGGTGCACTACTTTTTTATACTTTTTTCTATGTATCGGCAACAGAACTCAATCACCAAAATAACGAGTATCATTCCTATCCACAATGTTCCCGCTTCTATCATCATCACTGTGCATACTGCTGCAGCCGCTTTCAGAATCCGCGACCGTTCCAAAGTATA